GTTCAAACCAGAGCGCGGCACAGATCATCAATCGTGCCCTGACTAATGGCCTGACGATTGGCAACAAGGTCGTCAATCAGTTCAACAAGGGCAACCTCGGTCCCAACATCGACAGCCTGAAGATCGGCACGATCGGCGCTGGCTCGATGGGTACAGCCCAGGCATTGCAGAACCTGCGTGGTCTGCAAGGCCTGAAGCTGGGTGCACGCCAGGCCTATGCCGGGTCGTACATGAATGGCAGCACCCCTAGCCCTGTCGTTGTGCAACGGGGTGGTGGCGTTGCTGGCGGCATGGGTGGTGGCGCCTCGGTTGATGCCGGCGGCAACGGCATGGGTGGCCGCAATGGCATGGGCCGTGGTGGCCGTGGTGGTCGTGGCGGTGGGATGGGTAACGGCGGTGGCGGCGGTGGCGGCGGTGGCCGCAACGGGATGAGTGACTTCGATCGCGTTAAGTCCCTCTATGAAGAGCAGTTCGCTGATGCGCAGGCGGCCTACGACGCTTTCGCCAACCAGACCGCTCAGCAAATCCAGCAGCAACAGTTGGACTTTGGCGGTCAGCTAGCTGCAACCCAGCAAGCAGCTGATGCCGAGATTGCTGGCCTCAACAACTTGCTCAACGCACAGAACTCGCAGTCGATGCAGACGCAGGGCCTGTTGCAGCAGCAGCTTGAGGCAGCCAACGCTGCGTACGAAGAGCAGCGCCGACAGGCTGCAGCCTTGGGTCGGTCCTTTGTGCCAGGCCTTGAGCAAAGCGCCGCTTCCGTGATGCTCGGCGACCAGCGCAGCACCATGCGCAATCAACTGAATAACAACCTGAGCTCGTTGTCGATCGTGTCCGGCCTTGGCGCCAACACCAATCCCCTCGCTGGCCTGCAACTCGCATGAAGGACACTGCTCAATCTCGTTGGCACAGCCTTCAGCTGTACCGCTCTCAATACCTGCGCCGGGCTATCGACTGCTCTGGCCTCACCATTCCAACGCTGATCCCTGAATCAGATCAGAACTACGGCTGGGGTGGCCAGCAGTTCAACAAGCTGCCGAGTCTCTACCAAGGTGCTGGTGCTCGAGGCGTTAGCTCCCTCAGCGCCAAGCTTCTGCTTGCTCTCTATCCACCAAGCCAGCCGTTCTTCCGGTTGGTGATGGATAAATCCCAGATGGAGCAGTACGTCCAGCAGTCGGGTGCTGACCCGAACGAGTTGATGACTCAGCTGGACATTGGCCTGGCCTCGATGGAGCGGCAGATCCTGCAGCGCATGGATCAGCTGCAGTCACGCTCTGCATTGTTTGAGGCGATCAAGCATCTGATCGTTGGTGGCAACGCCTTGCTGTACATCGGCGAGGACTCGATCCGTATGTACGGGCTGCGCAGCTACTGCGTTGACCGCGACCCAGACGGCAACGTCACCGAGATCGTGATTCGTGAGAACGTCTCGCATCGCCACCTGCCGGCTGGCGTTGAGCTCAAGGAGGAGCACGAGAACGACGACCAGGATGCAGAGGATCTGTACACCCACGTGACGATTGACCCGAGAGCCAATGGCAATCAGGTCGAATGGTTCCAGGAGTACGACGGCAAGAAGATCCCTGGGACCAGTGGCTTCAGCAAGCTTGAGGCCAACCCCTTCATCCCGCTGAGGCTGCACCGCATTGCTGGTGAAAGCTATGGACGCTCCCTTGTTGAGGAGGTGCTGGGTGACCTGCAAAGTCTGGAGAGCCTGAGCAAGGCGATCGTTGAGGGCAGCCTGATTGCAGCCAAGGCCATTGGCCTGGTGAACCCCAACGGGACCACACGAGCTGATGTGCTGGCTCGGGCTGAGAACGGAGCGATCGTTGCGGGCAACGCTGCTGATGTTGAGTTCATTCAGGTCCAGAAGGCCAACGACTTTGCGACAGCACTGCAGACGATGCAGCTGATCGAACGTCGTTTGAACTTCACGTTCCTGACGAACGAGGCTGTGCAACGTGACGCTGAGCGGGTGACAGCAGAGGAGATCCGGCTGATGGCAGAACAGCTAGAGCAGGGTCTTGGTGGCGTGTACTCAATCCTGAGCAACGAGCTGCAACTGCCGTTGATCAGGCGGGTGATGTACATGATGGAGCGTGCTGGCGAGATGCCTGCTGTTCCGAAGGGGCTGATCGAACCGCAGGTGACGACTGGCCTGGAGGCGATTGGCCGCGGTAACGACAAGCAACGTCTCACCAACTTCCTGCAAGTTGTTGCAGCAAGCATTGGGCCTGAACAGTTCTTGCAGTTCATCAATCCATCGGAGTTGATCCGGCGCTATGCAGCGTCTGACGGCATCGACATCAACGGACTGGTGAAATCCGAACAGGAATTGCAAGCTGCTAATGCACAACAACAACAGGTACAGTTGGCGCAGCAACTTACACAAGGAGCTGTAAGCAATGGACTCACCTCGCCGCCGCAGCCAAGCGCCGGCCCTCCAGCTGCAACAGGAGGAGGAGCAATGCCAGCCGGAGGAGCAGCGCCAGCAGCAGGCCCCGTCTGATCCGCCTCCCGGGGTGCGGCATTATCCGTACCCCAGTGGTGACGGACACATGATCATTCACGATGGCTTTGTTCGCTAATGCCTGAAATTGTCACCGGTCAAGATGGAAGCTTTGCAGATCCATCTGCAGTAGCAGAAGAGGCGGCCAGGGTCGAGGTTGCAAGGGCCGAGCTATACGACGAAGCCTCTGGTTCTGATGATGGTTCAGGCGAGGGTCTGATCCTTGGCAAGTATCAGAGCGTTGACGACTTAGCTCAGGCGTACCAAAGCCTGCAGGCTGAGTACAGCAGGCTCAAGGGTGGAGTCCCTCAACAGCAGCAGCAGGAGTACGAAGCTGCTACTGATGAGAACTACAACCAAGATCAAGGCGACGAGGATCAGCCTCAGGTCCCAACGATCAACGAGCAGCAGGCCGCGGCCATTCGTGACAACGTGCTGCGTCAAGCCGGTGGCGAGCAGCAGTATCAGCGGCTAGCCAACTGGGCAAAGGACAACCTTGAGCCTGGCAGGGTCAACGCATTCAATGCTGCGCTCGAGCAAGGCGATGAGCCTGTGATCCTTTCCTTGTTGAAGGGTTTGCAGTACGACTTCATGATGAACACTGGCTATGAGCCACGGTTGTCAGGGGGTCGTGCACCTGGCAATGACATCAAAGGCTTCGCAAGCGAAGCTCAAGTCATTGAGGCAATGAACGATCCGCGATACAGCGGCAGCAACCCTGATCCCGCATACATCAAGGAAGTTGAGAAGCGGATTGCGATCAGCAACGTGTTCCAAACAAGTTGACGTTGTAGTAAAACTAGGGGCAGATCCAACAGCACGGCTCTGCCCTAGGCCCGCTACGGCGACACCCCAGGTGCAAAGAGTGAAGAGGCGTAAGGCCTCAAGTTGATCACACGTAAACCCTGACAACGGAGACTGAAGGTGGCTGCACCTGACGTGACCCTGTCCAGGCCCGGTGTAATTAACAACGACTCCGGCACTTGGACCAAAGACAACGCCCTGTTCCTGAAAGTCTTTTCAGGCGAGGTGCTGCAAGCGTTCCAACGCAACTGCGTCTTCAAAGGGAAGACGATGGAACGGACTATCCAAAACGGTAAGTCCGCTCAGTTCCCGGTAACTGGCCGCTTCTCGGCTAAGTACCACACCCCCGGCAAGATGATCGAGGGTCAAGGGAACATGGCCCAGAACGAGGTCGTGATCAAGATCGACGATCTGCTGATTGCAGACGCCGCTCTGTACGACCTGGATCAGGCGAAGAACCACTACGACATTCGCAGCATCTACTCGAAGGAACTGGGCGAAGCCCTGGCCCGCGAGTACGACCGCCGCATTGCTCGTGTCCTGACCCTTGGTGCTCGCACCACAGCCAGTGACCTGACGGCAAACCTGCCTGCAGGCCTGAGCCCCGATGATCCCTACCGCGTCGGCACCCGGATCGACCTGAACAAGGCGGCTCCTACCCCCGACGATCTGGTGGCATCGGTGTTCGCTGCCGCTCAGGCGCTGGACGAGAAGGACATCCCCAACGACAGCCGCATCCTGATCTGCTCGCCCGAGGTGTACTACACGCTGATTCAATCCAGCCGTGCAGTGAACTTCGACTTCAACCAGCAGGGAACCAATGGTTCCTATAAGGACGGCCAGATCAGCAAGCTTGCTGGTTTCAGCATCTACAGCTCCAACCACATCAAGCAGGGCAACGTCACTGCGAAGACTGGTGAGCAGGGCTACACCGCTGCTGGCACCGACAAGGTCCTGTCTTCGGTGGACATGACAAACACCAAGATGCTGGCGTTCCACAAGAATGCCGCTGGTGTTCTCAAGCTGCGTGACATGTCAATGCAGATGACTGGTAATGACTACAACGTCATGTACCAATCGACACTGATGGTTGCACGTTATGCGTGTGGCTTTGGTGTTCTTCGTCCCGAATGCGTGGTCGAGATTCATAACGGTTGAGGTCAACTTTTCCGTTGGCATGATGGGGGCAGCTATGCCCCCTTTTTCATGGCCATCACAATCACAAAGATCAACCCACCAACGGTCAAAGGGCCAATCGAAACCGACTGGCAGGCCGCTCAATCTGTTGATCCACTGTCCGAGCAACCCATTGCGACGTTGGTTGCTGGCCTAGCAACTGGTGCTGTTAATGCACCTGGCACCAGCGGCAACCCTCCCACCTACACCGTCACTGGAGTGAACGGTCTGAAGGGCCCTGGTGGTGCACAAGCCAACGGTGTGCTGCTCGCTGCCCTGGCTGCTGGTTCAGCGTTGACCGTGACCGGCAACGGCACCAGCGGTGCAACAGCAAAGACCGGCGTTGCCACCACTGGCGGCAAAGGCACGGGTCTGACTGTTGACCTGATTGCTGCCGGTGGCGTGGTGACTGGCGCTGTGGTGAAAGCACCCGGCAATGGCGCCTATGCCATCGGCGATGTGATCACTGTTGCCAAGGCCGTCAGCGGCACCAGCACCGACGTGACCCTGGTGCTCTGAGATGACTGAGCTTGAGGCGATCAACACGTTGCTCGGCGTCATCGGCGAAGCGCCGATTGATCGCCTCAGCGACATCAGCGTCAACGAGATCACAGACAGTGCGTTGGCACGTCGCACCTTGAATGAGGTGAGTCGTGATGTGCAGGCAGAGGGCTGGGCTTGGAACACCGACAGCAACGTCGAGTTGCAGAAGGACGTTCAGAACCAGTTCCCCCTGCCGAGCAACACGCTGACGGCTGTGTTCTCACCCAACCGCTACCCGGACAGTCGGTACGTAGCGAGGGGCAACAGGGTGTACGACCGTTATGAGAGACGGTTCGACTTTGGTGCAGACATCATCGGGCCACTGATCTTGGATCAGCTGGTGCAGCAGCTGGACTGGGAGGAGGTCCCTCATCCGGCACAGCAGTACATCACGATCCGAGCAGCACGGATCTACAGCGATCGCTACGTCAACAGCAACATCATCTACACCTACACGGCGCAAGATGAGGAGTACGCGAGAGCAATGCTGATCCGCTCCGAGGAACGGGAGGGTCGCAACAACATGCTGTGGGGCAACGACCGAGGGATGCATAGCGGCATTGGCTACATCCCAGCTGAAGGCACACGATTCCGTACACGCTGATGGCCAGAAAGTCCCGTCTGATCCGTACCTCTACCAACGCCCAGGCTGGGCCGATTGAGGTCAAGGTTGATTCCCTGATTCAGGGCATCAGTCAGCAACCGCCACACCTACGCCTGACTGGACAGGCAGAGGAACAGATCAACGGGTGGAGCAGTCCGGTTGAGGGTCTGTGCAAACGGAACCCAATGCGTCTGAACGCCAAGGTGCTTTCGACACCGGTCACGGACTTCTTCATGGAGATGATGAACGTCATCTCTGACGAGCGATACAGCGTGATGGTGTTTCCCGATGGGGCCAACACCAACCTGTTCATCACGTTGGATGGTCAACCGGTCACGATTGATGTGCACGGCACGGGGCTGAGCGTCGCGCCTGCCTCGATGATCGACCCGCTGTACCCGGATCTGCTTACGGCCAGGGGCGCTGTCATTGGGACAAGTGCCAGCTACATCAGCAATGCGCCTGGTGAGTTCCCGAAGAAGTATGCATTCATCAGCAGCGGACCACTGGGTCTGCTGCTGAACCGTGAGAAGGTCACGGCAATGGACGCAGCCTTAAGTCCATCCCCGACACCCCAAGCATTGGTGTTTGTGCAGGGCGTTGCGTACGACATTGAGTACAAGTTGACGCTGAATGGTGTTGCACTGACAGCGGTCAAGACCCCAGCGGCTAGTGACACCAACAACCTGCTGAGCACGAGCGACGTTGCAGCGAAGCTGGCAGCTGAGATTGCGAAGGTCGCTGGGTTCACTGTCACCACCGATCGCTACGTGGTGTGGGTGAAGCGGACTGACGGCGCCGACTTCACGTTGACCTTGGACGATGGCCGCGGCAACACGTTGGGGCGTGTCGTCAAGGATCAGGTGGTGAGCACCTTTGAGATTCCGGTGGTTGCACCGAATGGTTTTGTCGTCAAGGTTGCCGGCGATCCTGGGCAGACGGTCGACGATAAATACCTGAAGTTCAGCACCAAGGGCGGTGCAGCATTTGGTGATGGTGGCTGGGCTGAGACCTTGAAGCCTGGCATCCAGTACAAGCTGAACCAGGACACCATGCCGCTGGTGATCTACCGGTCAGCCCGTGGTGTGTTGTTTGTTGGCCCTGCTGATGGAGCAACTAGGACGCTGACCGTTGGCGGCAAGACTTATACCTACACGTTCCCAACGTGGGGCGCTCGAACCGCGGGTGACATAGAGACAAACCCGAACCCTGAGTTTGTTGGGAAGACGATCCGTGACCTAACGATCTTCCGTGGTCGTCATGTTCTGGTCTCAGGCCAGAGCGTGATCTTCAGCGAAGCGAATGACATCTTCAACTTCTTCCAGGACAGCGGCCAGGCGCTGACGGCGAGGGATACGTTCAGCGTGCTGGCCACTGGTGAGATCAACACGGAGCTGAACTGGTTGCTGCCTGTTGGCGAATCAGTGCTGGCATTCAGCCAGTATTCACAGTTCCAAGTGAGAGCTGCTGACGCTGACGTGTTGACGCCATTGACGGCGATCATCCTGCGACAGAGCAACATTGAGATGAACCCGCACATCCGGCCAAGGCTGGCGGGGCCTCAGATCTTGTTTGGAACAAACGTCTTCAACTACAGCCACTTCAGGGAGTACACGTACACGGACACCCCGCAGCGGAACCTGGGTCTGAACCTTGGTGGGAGCAATGATGTTTGTGCGTTGGCACCGAAGTACATCGAGGGGCTAGCGACGAACTGGGCAGTAGGAGAGGCAGTTGACATTGCTGCAGTATCAACGCCTATTGATCGCAAGACACTGTTCATCTACAAGTATTTGTTTAGCAGTGCTAGCCAGGGTGTTAGCAAGCAGCAGGCGAGTTGGAGCAAGTTCCGCTTCAACGGTGATGTGCGTTGGGTCGGGTTTATGGATAACGAGATGCACATGGTGCTGACCTATCCAGACGGGACCTACTCAGCACGGATTACTACGGACGAGCTGGAGGTGCTGGGGTCTGAGCAGGTGTATCTGGACAGGCTGCTGCTGTATCCAGAGTGCAACCAAGGTCCAGCGAAAGTGTTGGCGGCGTACGACGCGACGACGAACCGGACGACATTCACGTTGCCCTATGGAATCCAGGGCCAGGCGAGGGCGGTGATCCGTTATGTCAACGGGAACAAGGAAGGGCTACTGATTGGCAGCGCTACATCAGGAACCCAGATCGTGTGTGAACTGAAGGGTGACTTCAGGAACGAGAAGATCGCCTTTGGTGAGGAGTATGAGTTCAGCTATGAGTTCACGAGGTTCTTTGTACCTGACCGAGACCAGGCCAGGACACGGATTGTCGGCAAGCAGTCAGGCCGTACACAGCTGCTGAACATGACGACCTTTCACCACAACACTGGTTGCTACGACATCAGGATCAAGCGCAAGAACAGGGAGAGGGACACTGTGCATCAATTCAGAGCGAGACGACCGAATGTTGACAACAACCGCTTAGGCACAGAGCAGAGTCACCTTGCGTCTGGCAGCTTCAGGGTGCCGCTTTATTCTGAAAACAACGCCTGTCGCATCATGATTGAGTCAAAGAGCTGGTTGCCAATGACGATCACGGCTGCGAACTGGGAAGGTGCATTCAATGATCGCAGCCGGGAGGTGGGCTGATGGCATTCCCACTTCTCACTGTTCTTGGTGCAGCGACTGGTCTGGCTGGCTCACTGTTCAGTGGGCAGCAGCAACAGGCTGCAGCAAAGGAAGCGAATGCGCTGGCGCTGAAACAAGCGAAGCAGCAGTTCCGTCGAGCGAAGCAGGAGTATCGCCTTGACTTCTTTCAGCAGAAGGCGAACTTCCTGTGGGACACAGCGCGTGTTGAAGCACAGCGCTATGTGGAGCGGCAGAAGGAATCGGACTACAACTTCCGAAGCCAGCGGCTGATTGATTCAGCGATCAAGAACCTTGCGGTCAACACGGCTGCGCTGAAGGATCGCTTCGAAACCGAGGAGACGCTGCGGGCCAAACAGGTCGGTCTGGAGTACGGCTACTCGATGGATCGGCTGGCGGCTGAAGCTGGCGAGACAGTGCGCCAGTACATGGTCGGCATCCGGGACACCGCCCTGCAGTCAATGCAGATGGTGAACCAGACCGAGCGGCAGGGGCAGGAGCTGATCACTGGCCTGGTGTTCGATCAACAGAAGGACAACCTTGAGCGTGAGATCTCGGAGATTGCTTCGATGATCGACCAGGGGAACACGTCAGCCACGGTTGAGGCACGTCTGGGTGGGAGCCAGACGGCACAACGCTTGGTGGCGAATAAGGCGCAGGAGCTTGGCCGGACATGGAGCCAGCTGGACTGGAAGAGCAAGCAACGTCAGAACCAGATCGGTCTGTTCAACCAGAGCGTGCAGGGTGAGACGGCGGTGCAGCTCGGGAGGATGGCTTTGCAGATCCAGGATTCAGCGCAGAAGATCGGGTACACGAACGCTCGGTACGGCGCGGATACGCGGTTCGAGAGCGCGAAGCTGAGGGAGCTGACGATTCCAAGCTTTGCGTTGGCTGAGCGTCAGTACAAGCGTGAGCTGCAATCACTGCAGATTCAGACGCAGGGGATCATTGATGAGGCGGCACTGCCGTACCGGAAGGCGATCTTCTTTGATCCGATCAAGCCGATCAAGGGATTGAAGCCGACGTTCTTTGCACCGACAAAGGTGTTTGAGCCAAGCACTGCAGGCATCGTTGGACAAGGCATCCTGAACGGGTTGTCACAAGGCATCAGTTTCGGTTCATTCACCGGAGACGATGGCATCTTGAAGTTCCGGTGATAATGTTGACACCAATCAACAACTCACTGCATGGCACCACTTAAAGGTCAGGCGCTGTTGGACTATCTAGCAGCAAATGAAGGGCAGGATCGTGACGCGCTGATGCAAGGTGCTGGCTACACGATCCTGCGTGGTGGCAAGCCCAGCCTGCAGCGCACCAAGTTCTTCGAGGCGCTTGCTGAGGCAAACGGCCACACGATCGTCAGCCCTCCCCGTTCCACTGGTGCGAACGGCAAGGTTCCCAACTACCGCCTGAAAGTGGGTCCCACCGGTCTTGTCCCCGTTGGCGCTGCTTACACCGAGCAGTGCAACATGACTCCTGGCACTTTTGTGAAGGTGATCATTGAGGACGGCGTGATCGTGCTGGAACCCGAGGAATCAAGTGCAACAGCACCTGTGCCGCCAGTTGCACAACTCGCCAGCGTTGCTTGAGTGAACTTGGTGAAAGCCAAGGTTCGAGGGATTCAAGGGGGCTACGGCCCTCTTTTTTATTGCGTGTACTCAACCGTTGCCATGGTGGCGATGATGGGTTGACGCAGCTGCTATGTAGGCGTGAGCTTCCCTTTCCCAACTAATCCAACCGACGGGCAAGTTGTCAGTCAGACGCAGCCGGATGGGTCGGTCCTGAGTGCGACCTATCACCAGGCGAAGAACGAGTGGATCATTGATCGCAAGCTGCCAGCGCCAACGACGCTGACGGGCACCCCACCGATCAATGTGACGGCTAGCGCTGATGGTCAGGTGATCACCTGGGACCAGGCGCTGAAGACCTGGGTGGCGAAGGCACCTGCTGCCAGCGGCGGTGGTGTGGGCGGCACGTTCGTGAAGGCCAACCAGGCTGCTGCTGATACGGCCAACCCACCGTCAGCTGGTGCCAAGCCCCTGGTGGCGGGGATGTTGCAGACCACCCTGGAGAACCTGCACAAGGAACTGAAGGTCTGGGATGGCACCAACTGGGTGGAAGCCCTGAGCGAGGACACGATCAAGCAGTGGATTGCTGCCGGTTCACTCTTTCGCTCAACCTTGGTTCAGGCAGGCATCAGTGCCCTGCCGGCACCGGCTGCCGTCAACCGT